TACAGGCAAAAAAACCATTAACCGAACAAATCAATGATTTAAAGGTGTATGGTGCGACTCTATTAACAAAATTGGATGATGTGATTCATTCATTGGACGATGGATTTGATTCTGATAGGGTAACGTGCTCTATTGATGATGTAAAGGTTGATTGTGATAAGTTAGGTGAAGAGGATGTTGTTGTAGACCAGGAGCACTTCTAATCATGCAAGCACTGAGTATTGTAGGACTGGTTATTGTTCTTGGAATTGTTGGTGGAGTTTTCTTTATGAACCTTTACAATCCACATTAGATATGGTAAAATATCTGTACATTGTTGATTACTGGGTTCCTTTCCCACAATCAGAGTATGGTGGAGTTGTCAGTGTCATTGCCGAAGATGACAATGAATGTTTTGCCATTCTACATAATGAAGAACAGTTTCATGATGGATACGAGCATCAAATTTATCATAGTATTGCCGAGGCGCAAAAGTATGAATTAAAGGATGTACATCATGAATCAGGAATTATCGATGCATTTGTAACTTAGGAGTATTATAACATGACTGATGAAAGACGCTACAAAATCCAAGAGTTAGTCACGACTGGATGGGAAGATATGGCAGAAGACGATTCTTTCAATCTAACAAGGGAAGAATGTAGTACCAGACTCAAACTCTATGTTGAGGCAGGAATAGCACCAAATCGATTAAGAGCAGCAAACTACGATCCAACCTAACCTTATCCTATTGCTTTTGTCATGTATGAACCCGAAGTTAATGATTACGTGATATGGGAAAGAGAAAGTTGGACGGGTATATTAAGAGATGAGGGATGGGTCTATTTCAAATGCCCAGTCATCGAAGAAAAGAAAGGGTTTACCAATCACTCACGTTATATAACAATAGAGACGGCAGTTTTTGATAAACCAGTGAATGACTTAGCACCGTCTAATGGACATCCAACTCAGAATCCACATCGAAAGATACATTCATTATTATTATGTTATGAGCAGTACTGGGGTGAATTAAAATTTGTAAAAAGAAGAGAATCAAGTCGCTGCGAACATTATTCACAGTATGATGACAGAACCTAATAATAAAGAAGAATTTCCTAGTATACCAGAACAGGCATCTAACCTAGCAAAGTTTACGGTAAGTGTCGTAAAACAGGCAGTTATAAATGTAACGGATGAAGATATACTTGTCCCTTCATCTAAGATTAAAGAAAGAATGGACATATGTAAGGACTGTCAGTACTATTCATCCAAACAGAATCGATGCCAACAATGTGGATGTTGGTTAGTCCATAAAGTTAAGTTCAGTCAATCAAAATGCCCCATCAACAAATGGTAATATGCTAACCTATCTCCCATCACGCTGGAATAAAGGAATTGATTATATTCATATTGATTTAAGAACGCAAGAACAAAAGTGGGATAGTATCAATCGTCAAATTAAATTTATCCTACATGAAAATTATATTATTGATACGGTATGGTATTTAAACGAATGACCATTTATAACCATAGGAATAACACCATGGTTGATTCTTTTTAATATTGAGACTAATACCACTCACGGCACTATAATTCCCAGTACCCTTAATATGAAATGATGCCTCACTGATACTATCGAAATAAACAACCTCGGTACTCATACCAACAGCAATACCCTTAATACGTTTCTTACTCTTGGATGCACTCATTTTCCCTAATTTGCTATAGTATTCATGTCCTCGATTCTTTTCTGTAATCTTAATTCGATTAAAGGGAACTTTCTTACCATCACTAAAACGAAACAACCACCATTTCTTACAATGACATTTAGCAGTACGTGGACTATCTAAACTTACTTTGACATTAGCATTTGCCTTTCTATCATTCTCTATATCCTCGGCACAATCTGCCTGACTATGCCATTCTTTATATTCACCCGTAATAGAATGATAACCATATATCCTACTACGTATTCTTATTTGTTTATCCTTACCCCATTCTTTTAGTTTATCACCCTTATATGTCCACCTATAACCATGTGATTGAAAACATGTACCCCTTATACATTGTCTAATACTATTTGCATCTGATAATGTATGACTACCAATTGTTTCCAGTGCAGCAACCCCACATGTATCATAATCACAAACATATACACCATCTAATGTCCAGCAACTAATAGCTCTACTGGCAGGATGATTACCCCAATCTTTACTATCTTTCCTTATACCTTCACCACCGTATGTACTATTATATCCATGATTATAGGTATCTAACTTATCAATCCAATATGTTTCTCTTTCATTAATCTTATTATCACTACATTCTTCTATAACTCTAAACTTAAAGTTTTCTGCACCATACTTCCTTATTGCATGTATGATTGCCATTGTCTTTAATGAATCAGACAGGTTCTTAAGTTGTGCATTCCTTATATGTTCTTTCCATCTATCATAAGGGTTGGGTTTACTTGTTTTACCCACATATTTGTTTTCATTGATTTGATTAGTAATTGAATAAACGTATGCCATAGAGTTAGTAAAGATAGGAGGATTCGTTAGATTTAAATGTAAGTATGTTTTATATATTAATATAGACCTATTGTACTGTGGTAAATTTATACCATTCTCAATAAGTATTAATTAATGAGACTCAATAAGGTTCTGATAATGATTCTCAGCATGTATATTTCATCGTATTATTATAATCATTTAAGTGATTCTATAGTACTATAAATGCTCATTTTTTATGCAACTTTAGCGAGCGTACTATGAGACGCTCTCTTTGTCAAGTACAGAGGACGAAAAATAAGGAGAGAGTAACATTATGTCATAATACTTCATAAAGTAGTATAAATATACTCTTAGGTGAATCTCGTCGAGACCATGCACTTGCATCTCGTCGAGTTATATGCTATAATCATATTATCATAATCAAATCTCGACTAGAATCATGCACGACTACGATTCAACTAACATTTGGGATTACGAGATATCATGCCATGATTTTCTCGACGAGTCATATGGTTACAATATACAAAACACATATGATCTCGACGATGACTATGCGCGTGATAACACAGACTATCAAGATCTTGCCTATAGGCATTATGCATGATATAATGTGTGTATATCACATCTAGATTATGTAACATACAATATCATATAACACGATATATTATCATGTTATGTAGATCTTGGTGACTAAATTTATTATAACAGAATATTTAAAGATATTATGTAAATTGTGACACTTTATAAATTGGTTTCTGATTTCTCAATAAGGCGAGTTTATTGAGAACGCCAGCTGATCGTGGGCAGTCTTAGAACTGTCCACTATTCGTTGTATTTTCCATGAAATGGTTTATAATACATTTATGGAAAAACTTCACACCGTTTCGTTAACAACAACCCAGTACGATTTGCTGCTGGAAATGTTTAACATTATTTCAGATTTAGATTTCTACGATGATGTTGAATCTCCTGAAGAATGGGAGCAATTTGATTCACTTTGGGATGCTGTAATTGCCGCGTCTAAAAAGTAGAGTATTTTTGTACTATTCTCAATAGCGTTCCCTTATTGAGAACGCTGGCCGACCAGTTGTGACGGTTGGCGAAGTGCCCACTTTTTTCCCATTCGTGCCGCGGCGGGTGTATTCTAAGAGAGTTCAAACGAATGGATTCAAATGGGAATGGTTGCCGATGCACTCAAAAAACACTTGGAAGCATACAAGGTTGCAAGTGACAGGCAGTTAGCAGCAATTCAAATGGAAAATGAAATGCTAAAGGCACAACTGAAAATCTTAAAGGGGGGTTAACCTCCTTTTTTTCGGCCGACCGTGTTCGGTTCGTAAAGTGTCCATGATTCTCCCTATGGGGTGCGATTTCGTGTATGATACTGGTATGAATAATTTTACTGTTTTTTGTCCATATGCTCCCGAAGAGCAAACCACTCTAACCGATGAGTGGAAAGCAACTGAACTTTGCCTTGATTTGGCAGATGAATTCGGTTATGCCTGTGTCCGTGATGCATGGGGAAATTTACACCTTGATTACGGGGACGTTTGTCAGGCAGTTGAGGACGGGGTGATTTAACCCCGTCTTTTTTATTCTCAATTATTATACCTTATTGAGAATGAGAAACGGCCGACTGTGGACAGTTGGTAAAGTGAACACATTCTTCCCCATTCGTTCAAATCCGATGTATTCTAAGAAAGTCCAAAGCAATTCCACCATGTTCGTAGATCCACGTTATGAGGATGAGGCAATCTCTGCACTTATGGAGGAGGCACTCTCTGAAACCAAAGAGGAAACCAAATTTGATGTAGAAGACTACATCAACAATTCAACCCTTGACTACTAATCCAATGAATACAACCATTCGTTATTGCTTCCCTGACTCTTTGAAATTCCGTTACATGAGTTTCTCCACGTATGCCGAGGCACTCAAGTGCATCGACCTCTTTAAACAGATTGAGGTCAAGGCGGAGGTGAAAACACACTAAATGGAAAAACAACTACAAGGCGAAGCGTTGGAAATTATGCTAGTGTTAGAGGATACGGTTGAGTACCTATGTCGTGAACACATGCTAAGTGGTGAGAAGGTCTGGGTCATGGTTGGTGCCCTTGCCGATGCCAAACTAAAAGAGTTTCCAGAGGACGATTGACAAACTGGACTTTTTTACAACATTTTCGTTACAAAGGGTTTCGTGTCAACCCCTGAGAGTTTAAAATGGAGGAGTAAACACGCAAAAGCGATTTATGCTAACTGCCACCGCAACCGCCGTCAAAAAAGCACCTGCTAAGAGACGCACCCGCAAGGCAACCCAAACCAAGGCACCAGTCGCTAAGGTTACTACCACCACATTCGTTGGTGGTAAGGTGAAATCTAAAAAAACAGAATTCACCCGTCCTTCAACTGCCCGTCTCATCACATGGGAAAGGTACCAAAAGGACATCCTCACCCGCTGGCAAATTCACCAGTATGAAGTGCAGGAACTAATCAAGGACTTTCAAAAGGCACTTGATTTCGTCACACCCTACCACACCGAATTGGTTAAAAGGGTAAAGACAGTCAATCTCTAAACTGTCCACCAAACCCCCCAACGGGGGTTTTTTTATGCCATACTATAGGAGTACTAAGGAATTCGTATTATGAGCACCATGGCAAACGAAGTCCTTTTGGAAACTTATTTCGAAGAGGCGATGGAAGAATTAATCAAACAGAACTTCCATTTGATGTTTAACCAGGAAAATTTGGAAAGGGTAGCATTCAACCTTGCCAAAGAGCACTTTGAAGACAATCAATAAAGTGTCACACCAAACCCCCATTCGGGGGTTTTTCCATGTATATTAAAAGAGTCAAAGGAATTTTTTCAACCATGCGTAAAATTGAACAGCAAATGCAAAACGCTATTCGCAACCGCAAAAATTGGAGTTCTAACAACACATCAGTTTCAATTGATGAGGATGGATTTACTTCCATTAGACTCCATGGCAACCGCATTGCTGAAATTGCACCCCACGGGGACATCGTTTTAAGTTCCTGTGGATGGGAAACGGTGACAACCAAGTCACGATTAAACGCCATCCTTGACGTGTTCTTTACTGGATTCGGCATTTGGCAGCGTGATTTCACTTGGTACATTGGGGGTAATGGTTCGTTTGGACCTAAGTCGGAGGATGAGTTTTTTGACGGTTACACCATAACCAGATAACAAACTGTCACAACAAACCCCCGCAAGGGGGTTTCCACCCTCTATAATAAGAGTATGAAAAACATTCACCAGCGACACCCCGAAGACAGCATCCTTACAGGAGACCCCTCCGTACTGGATGCTTTTTTGATGCCTTGTAAGTTGTCGGTGAAATTTGATGGGTCGCCCTCCATTGTATGGGGTACAAACCCTGAGACCGGTAACCAATTCGTAGGCACAAAATCCGTATTCAACAAATTCAAAATCAAAATCAATGAGAGTCATGAGGACATCGATCGGAATCACACTGGACAGGTTGCCGAAATTCTTCATGCGTGTTTTGATTACCTGCCTGATGTGGATGGAATTATTCAGGGGGATTTTATCGGATATGGTGGGTCGGATGAGTACACGCCAAACACCATCACGTATTGTTTCCGGACTGAGGTCGATGAGCAAATTATCGTTGCACCTCATACAGGATATATCATTGGTGAGGTTGATGAAACCGTTTCGCCGAACCTGTTCTTTTTTGCTGAGGCGTTCCCACTGGATGAGTATCCAGAATCGACCGAGTGCTGTAAATTCGTCAACCCAGATGCGGGCACATATACAGGCAGTCTGTATGAATACGGATCCGAATTCGATTTAGAGGACGTCGTGCGATTTGCTAAACAGATGAGCACCCTTGTAGAATTTGAGGATGCTAAAGGCGCACGGCAATTGGAGCAGGATTTGAATGCGTACATAAGAGACGGTGATGAGGTGGTGGCAGAGGAATTTGAAAATTACCAGTTGATCCGTTTGTGGTTGCTGGTTAAGTCGATCAAGGAGGACGCCCTTTATCAGTGCCGCCACCGTTGGGGACCCGAAGCATACATCGGTCAGAATATGATCGATGCCGAGGGGTACGTGATGCACACCGAATATGGAACATGGAAATTGGTCAACCGTGAGGTGTTCAGTCACGCTAATTTTAACATGGGAGTCGGAGCATAACCCTATTAGTGGACACACCGCAAAGTGTCCACATTTTCCCCATCCCACCCCAAAATCCTGTATATTAGAAGAGTCAAAGGAATGCAACCCACCATGCCCCTCACCCTCAACTCACGTCAAACCGACATGTACTTTGAGACAGACACCACTTATAATGGTTGGGCAAATTATGAGACTTGGAATGCTGCCCTTTGGATAGGAAACACCCGTGCGTATTATGACACCGCATTTGGATGCTCCGATTATGCTCAATTCGTCGATGCCGTTGAAACTCCATGCACTGGCGATGGCGTAAGGTGGGATAACCCCCTTATCGATCGTGAGGAAATGGATGAAATGATTGACGAATTGCACGACTGAATTCCGTGGAATGGGTGCGCCCTTAAAGACGCCCGCCTATACACCCTGCTTTTTTCTACCATGTCTATTGAAGGTGCTTTCTACGCTTTGGAACTTGCAACCACTGCTGCTGAGGTCCAAGAGGTGCTTGACTTAATCGATCAGGAAATCAACTGATTAGCATCATAACAGACCCCCCTTACGGGGGGTTTTTTTATGACCCATTCGTGTATGCCATTCGTTCGTGAATTCAGCAGTGTATGCGTCGGGGGCGGGGCGCGTTTAAAATCGCGTAACTACCCTAACCTACAAAGTGTTACCCAAGCACAAGATATTTCATTCGCTATATAATTTCGAAATGCGGAATCATTGATATGAAAAAAAATTCCGAGAAAATTTTTACGTCTGTAGAGATTGATACAGTAACGGGTGAGTATTATACAGTTATACCCGAACAGTTTATCAATGAATTTGGATGGTACGAGGAGAGTAAATTAAGGTGGTTAATTGATGGAGATGAAGTGATACTGAAAGAGGAAAGTTAACGGACTGGGTAATTCAATTTACCCATTGACAATTGCTATATAATGCTGTATGATTTGTATGTAACTGATTATTCTTATGGCTAAAGGATTTACGGTAAAAGCGAAACCGCCCACCAAGAAAGAACAAGAGTGGGATTATGACGCAGCGAAGGCTATGGTAAAGGGAAAGGCAATAGTATTTTGTCTACCTGGACGAGGAGTTTCATATGCGTATCTAAAGAACTTTGTACAACTTTGTTTTGACTTAGTACAGAGTGGAGCGAGCATCCAAATTTCGCAGGATTATTCTTCCATGGTAAACTTTGCAAGATGCAAGTGCCTTGGAGCTAATGTATTGCGAGGTCCGGATCAAAAACCATGGGATGGTAAATTAAAGTATGATTGGCAGTTATGGATTGACAGTGATATTGTTTTCAACACTGAAAAATTCTGGCAATTAATATTGATGGATAAAGATATTGCAGGTGGATGGTATGCTACCGAAGATGGGAGAACCACAAGTGTTGCACATTGGTTAGATGAGGAAGACTTCAGAAGTAATGGTGGAGTAATGAATCATGAAACCGTAGAGAGTATCTCAAAGCGGCGGAAACCTTTTACTGTTGATTATACAGGATTTGGATGGTTATTGATTAAGCACGGTGTATGGGAACATGAAGAAATGATATATCCCTGGTTTGCACCAAAGATGCAAGTTTTCGAGAGTGGCGAAGTACAGGACATGTGTGGCGAAGACGTCTCATTCTGCTTAGATGCAAAAGAGGCAGGTTTCGACATCTGGTGTGATCCAAGAGTTCGCGTCGGGCACGAAAAAACACGCATAATTTAATGGGGAAATACGAGTATTATAGAATTCTTGTAGATGGTAAAGTTCTGTTTGATAAACTAGGACAAGCAGAATACTTTGCGCGTATGGAAGACCTGGCAATACAATTTTATCAGACAGGTTTTCCATCATCCGAACAAATTGTAACTGAAACACTAACAGAGGAAAATTAATGGCAGTTAAAGTAAAAGGTGGATTAACTTCTGGTGATTATATTGAATCACGTCCGAAGAAAACTCGTCAGGGTAATGGCAAGCATACAAAATATACGTCTACTTCGCGTAACTCGGCTCGTAAAGTTTATAGGGGTCAGGGTAAGAAATAATGATATACTTTACCGCAGATAAACCTCACAGTGTCTCCAAATTAACAAATGGTAAAAGATATGTTATACTAGCTTAGTATAATATTAATGAAAACAAAAACTAATTATACTAAAAGGTAAATAAATGGACTGGCGAACCTATCAAAAAAAGCAAGAACAAAATTATCCTGTAAAAAAGGAAAAAACCATAATACAATATAATACGTATACTGATGTAAATAAACCAAAACCAGAATTAAATTGGAATAAATCTGATATTAATTCGAATGGACTTAGTGATAATATAGGATTAAATTCATTTGTATTTGAATTGCCAAATGCATTACCCAAAGAATTTTGTAAGCAAGTAATTGATAAATTTGAAAAGGATGATAGAAAAGAGATTGGCATCACTGAAGATGGACTGAGAATAGATGTTAAGCAATCAGAAGACTTACAAATTACTGGTTATGATGATTGGAAAGAAGAAGATGAAGTATTTTTTAATTCATTAGGTAATGGAGTAAAGAAGTATGCTAGTCATCTTACATGGCCATATAATGAACTTGTTAACAATTATGAGTCTGCAGATACTGGATATCAAATACAAAAAACTAAACCTGGTGATGGATATAGTTGGCATCATGATCAAATAGGTTCTAGAAGACATACCTTTATATGGTATTTGAATGATATACATGAAAAAGGGTATACTGAATTAAGCACTGGATATAAAATTCAACCAGAAGCTGGAAAATTTATAATATTCCCAGCATTATGGCCTTGGTTGCATAGAGGATTTCCACCCGAATCAGAAACAAAATATATTTGTACTGGATGGATTCATCAGAAAGGAACATTTATAGGAGGTATAAATGTAGAAGCACAAAATGATGAAGAGAATGATGATTTTGAAGATACATCAAATTCAGAGATGCAATGGATAGAAAATGTAAAAGCAACTAATGTAGAAAAATACAATCCTAATGATATTATTCAAGAAATTGATGGTAAACAGATAAGAATGAGATAGTTTGACATTGAGTTATAAATAAAGAAAAACTCTGTCAATGGCAATTAAAAGGATATCTAGAGCGTTTAAAGACATTAGTTTGTCTTTTGAACCTCATCCTATTACAAAAGACCTGCAAGTTCTTAAAAATGAGAATGCGATTCGTAGATCTGTAAGAAATATAGTAGAAACTATTCCTACTGAACGATTTTTTCAACCTTTATTAGGTTCTGATGTTAGAAGTAGTTTATTTGATTTTGTTGATTATGG